TTCTGCTCTGGTATTCATATATGAATACCAGAGCAGAACAATTAATGGAGTATGCTAAGATTATTAAAGATACCCCATACGCCCTTAGAACGTATTTACAAACATTTGATAATACACAGAAGAAGTATGTTCCTATGGATTTGTTTGAAGACCAAATTCAATTAATTAACGATTACGAAAATTACAACGAAAACATTACAAGAAAGTATAGACAAGCCGGTGTTACAACAGTTACCGCTGCGTGGTTATCAAAAAAATTACAATTAGCAAAACCCGATAATCCTGAAAGGGTTCTACTTATCGCGAACAAACGTGATACCGCGGTGGAGATGGCTAATAAGGTTAGACATTTCATAGAACAATGGCCTGATTGGATTAATGTTGGGTTCTCACCTGATAAAAACTCGGAAAGTAGATTTAGATTAAATAATGGTTGTGAGGTTAAGGCGGTTGCAACATCAGCGGATGCCCTTCGTGGTTATACACCTACCATACTTGTATTTGATGAGGCGGCATATATTGAAGCGGGAGATGATTTTTGGGCGGCATCTATGGCATCCCTATCAACGGGTGGTAAGATTATTCTTATCTCCACGCCAAATGGTTATGACGCTATCTATTACGGTGTTTACGACCAAGCATTACGCGGAATCAATGATTTCCATATAACCGACTTAAGATGGTTTAAAGACCCTCGTTATACCAAAGATTTACGTTGGGTTAAGTGTCAGGACATCTGTCACTACATGTTGAATAGAGAACAATATAATGATGATGAAGTTGTTCTACACGATTTTGATATGAAAGAGTATAATAAACTAATTGAGGATGGTTATAAACCATTTTCATCTTGGTTTGAATCAATGTCTAAAAAATTCAAATACGATAGACGTAAAATTGCTCAAGAGTTGGAATGTGATTTTTTAGGTTCAGGTGATGGGGTTATACCTACCGATATCCAAGAGAATATAGCAAAGAATATGATTCGTATTCCTAAAGAAAAATACATGCAAGGTACTTTCTGGCAATGGAAAGAACCAATTGAAGGTCATCGTTATATTATGGGTGTGGACGTTAGTAGAGGAGATAGTGAGGATTTTTCATCAATTAATATTATTGATTTTGACGATAGAGAACAAGTTGTTGAATATATTGGTAAAATACCTCCAGATGATTTGGCGAATATAGCATACAAATGGGGTATCTTATATGATGCATTTATTGTAATTGATATCACGGGGGGTATGGGGGTTGCAACATCAAGAAAGTTACAAGAAATGAATTATAAAAGTTTATTCATTGATGGTATTAACACACAGAACATTTGGGAGTATAATAAAAAGGCTTTAGATAAAATACCAGGGATTAGTTTTAACAATAAAAGAACTCAAATCGTTGCCGCCTTTGAAGAACAACTTAGAAAAGGATTTTTAGTAAGGTCTAGTAGATTATTAAATGAACTCAATACGTTTGTTTATCTGAATGGAAGACCTGACCATATGAAAGGAATGCACGATGACTCAATTATGAGTATGTCTATGGCATTATATGCTGGTGATATTTCATTCAATCAATTACAAAAAAATGATTCCAAAAATAAAGCAATGATAGATTCGTGGGTTATGTCCGAAAGAACTTACGAACCGGCCAAAACTCATTATTCTTATGGTTCATCTTTTGACCAAATAGGGGCTATGGGTATGGACACTAACGACATTTATCACAAAGACAACCCAACGAACGTACCTAAAGACGCATATAAAGAACATATGTGGTTATTTGGAAGGAGTAAATAATATTCCAAATACCAAATATTTAGTTTATATTATAAAGAAAAGTATTTATATAGAATGGCAAATCAAAATCCTACCGTCTTTCAGAAACTAACAAGAATGTTTGGTTTTCCGGGTCAAGTTAAAGCTGATCAGGCACCATCATTTAATTTCAACAAAGATGAATTATTAAAAACGGATAGTAAAGAAGATTATGAAAAGGCAATGTTACAGGCTCAACAGAGTCAATACATTGCTGACAAGTGGACAAAATTAGATCAATCTCTTTATAATCAATCGGTTTATTATGAACCGAATAGAATGGCAGCATACTACGACTATGAATCTATGGAGTTTACTCCTGAAGTTTCAGCAGCGTTAGATATATACGCTGAAGAATCAACTACAATGTCAGAGAAGGGTGAAATCCTTACAATATATTCTGAATCAGATAGAATTAAATCAATACTTCAAGATTTATTCCACACAAAAATGGATATCAATACTAACCTACAAATGTGGGCTCGTGGTATGTCTAAGTACGGTGATGATTTTGTTTATTTAAAGATTGACCCTGAAAAAGGTATTGTTGGAGTTCAACAATTACCAAATATTGAAATTGAAAGAATCGAAGGTGCTGGAACAAAAACCGCAGGACCTCATGATATTAAAGTTCCAACACGTGAATTAAGATTTCAATGGAAGAATAAAGATTTAGAATTTCAAGCTTGGGAAGTCGCTCACTTTAGATTATTAGGTGATGATAGAAAACTTCCTTATGGAACTTCTATGTTAGATAAGATTAGAAGAATTTGGAAACAACTTTTACTTGCTGAAGATGCAATGTTAATCTATAGAACATCAAGAGCACCTGAAAGACGTGTGTTTAAAATATTTGTTGGTAATATGGATGATAAAGATATTGAATCTTACGTACAAAAAGTTGCAAATAAATTTAAACGTAGTCCAATAGCCGACCCACGTAATGGTCAGGTGGATATGAGATATAATCAAATGGCAGTTGACCAAGATTATTTTGTTCCTGTTCGTGATGCTTCTCAAACAATGCCAATTGAAACTTTACCTGGAGCACAAAACTTAGGTGAAATTGCGGATATCGAATATATCCAAAAGAAAATGTTAGCAGCACTTCGTATTCCTAAAGCATTTTTAGGATTTGAAGAAGTAGTTGGTGATGGAAAGAACCTTGCATTAATGGATATCCGTTTTGCAAGAACAATTAATAAAATACAAAAATCATTAATACAAGAGTTAAATAAAGTTGCGTTAATTCATTTATATCTTTTAGGTATGGAAGATGAATTGAATAATTTTACTTTATCATTAACTAACCCATCAGCACAGTCTGATTTGTTAAGACTAGAGCAGTGGAAGGAAAAGGTAACACTTTACAAAGATGCGACTTCTGACCAGTCTCAAGTTGGTATCTTGCCGGTGTCGCATACATGGGCAAAGAAGAATATTTTAGGATTTAGTGACAGTGAAGTCGTACTTGATTTACAACAACAACGTTTAGAAAGAGCTATAGGTTTTGAATTAACTAACACTCAAAATATTATCAAACGATCAGGTGTGTTCGATGAGGTTGATTCTAAATACGGAATCCCTGAGGAAGAAAGAGAAAAACTTGAAGCTGCGGGTGCGTTAGGTGGTGAAAATCCTGGAGAAGGAGGTGGTATGGATATGGGTGGTGGAGCACCTGAACCAGCACCAGCAGGTGGAGGAGAACCACCATTAAGTGAATCTAAATCAAAGAAATCTAAGATATTAGGTATGTTGGGAGAAGAAAAAGAAGATTTTAGTTCATTATTTGATATGAAACGCGCACAACAGAATATTTATGAGATAGAGAATAAATTGAAGGATATTTTAAATGACTAAAAATGAACAAATTCGGAATAATAAAAAGTAAATTATTAACTAAATTAACTGAATCTTATGCTAATGAAAATAAAGCAGAGATAAAGGATATACTAACCACAATTAAAGAAAACAAAGATTTTAAAGAAATGTATTTGTTCTATGAAGAAATTGAAAACAAATATATTGAAGATAAAGAAACTGCAAAATTATATGTTGAAGGGGTTATTGGAATCTTAAAACAACAAATGGAAGATTTAACAACATTCTGCACATCATTAAATAAAATGATTAATGTGGAGACAATTAATGAAAATGAAATTTATAGTTCTTTAGACGTATTAATAGAAAACGATAAATTATCTAATATTGAAAAGAAAGTAATTGCAAAGAAGAAATTAGTAGAACATTTAACAACTAAAAAGGAAATTAAAGAATCTAAAGATTCAACATTAATCCCGAATGAAAATTTATTAAATGCCGTTTTAACAAATAACTTTAATGTTCTTTATTCTAATACATTATCGGAACAACAAAAAGAAGAGTTAAAGAACATCC